GATTAAAGGGGGTATTCACTGTGGAGATTGTATCCAGTACCTATATTCACAAAATGTTCGATAGCGTAATCCTAGAGGCTCCTTACGGTGCGGAGTATACAACTATACACCATATCGATTGTGGATTTACGTTTGGAGGTAGCTGGCAACGTAGATATTCATATCAGAATGGTTATGTTACCGGTTCAAAATACTATACCTGTCCAAATTGTCGAGCTTCTTCTAATCCGTATGATCATAAAATTTACTTTTCTATAAATGATGAGAGCGTATACCCTGTATCGACCTATGTTGAGGTTATCAATTACAAGCATTTCCTAGACTTGAAAATACGATATCAAGCTATCCAGCTTTTCTTTGATGGCAAAAAAAATGACTTAGGAATGTGTACAGAAACATTGCGATTCGACTTCAAGAAACGTAAGGCGACGTTTATTGATAGATTTAGAATTCATCATGAATTGACTGTTGACTATATTCGTGAGAACGAGATCATGCCGGTACTGAAATTCTTTGGCGATTCATACGCCATGACAGACTTTAACCGGAAGTATTTAAACAAAACATTCAAGGCTTTACGGCTAATGTTTGAAAAACGATTGAAGGACACTTACGGATATGGAACAAAGGATGTATATGTAGCACCAGGCGCTACGGAAGAAAACGGCTACCATTTTACGATGCTGCTCAATATGATTCTGAAGCTATCGGCACCTGATATGCCTAGCATTGTTAGCTTAATGAAACAATATGTGTATTGGACCAATGCTTACTGCTTATATCGATATACAAATATCCCATTTGATGACGATGTGCTAGGGGCTACAAGAAAAGGTATGAACTTTCAAGCAGCGCTTAGACAATCATATAAGGCTCCTAACAGTAGAGCCTTACGAAAGCGTATGGTTGATGATCCATTGAGCGTATACATGTCTGATGTCCTTAATCTTTTTAACGATGAGAATTGTAGACGCACTATACTCACATTACAGCGTAGTAGGCATGATGGCACAGATCCATATTTTGGTAAGGCCCACAATGCTAATGATGTACGTAAGGCAATGAGGCTAAAAAGCCCACATGCAACGTTTATGTGGCAACAACTAATTAACCGGTGCGGTGAACCTACTATATTACGTTGGCTATTAGGTGAGGACATTCGTGTTATAGAAGATTGTGTGGATATGCACGCCAAACTTAAGCCAAAATACCAAGAGGCATTATGGAAGAAACGATTCAAGTTGAAGAACTTCCATGACGAAGTAATCAATATCTTTAATAAGCAGGAATATGGAGATGTAATATTGCCTGCTCAACCTCAATTACAAGCAGATATGAATGGGATGCACTTTATGGTCCCAAAAACTGCAGCTGATTTAATGACATATGGAAAGCGATTGAAGAACTGTGTAGGTTCATATCGTGACCGTGTCATTCAAGGGCAAGCAGCAATTGTGGTTGTCACGGATGATGATATGAATCCTATTGCATGCTTAGAACTAGCCACTGGTAATAATGTTAAAAAGGGTCAACCTAAATTTAATCATCTAGTACAAGCGAAGTTATTCGCGAATGCACAACTAAAAAAAGACAATAAAATTCACTCTACAGTGATGAAATGGGCCAATCGTTTGAAGATTGAACCTCATACCATTGATATGGACGCTAATGTTGTATAGGAGATCACTATGAAACTCACAAAATTAGAATTACTAAATTTTAAAGGCTTGAAAGCCTTTACTATACATTTCAACGGTGATGTTATTATCCGCGGAGATAATGCTACCGGTAAGACGACTGTATTTGACTCTGTATGTTGGTTACTATTCGGCAAAGATAGCCTAGATAGAGCCGACTTTGAAATCAAAACATTGGATAGGGGCGAGCCTATCCATAAAGTCAATCACGAAGTAACAGGTACTTTTACATTGGATGAAGGGGGCACTGTTGAATTAAAACGTGTGTACCGGGAGAAGTACTCATCCCCTCGTGGTGGTGAAGTAACTATGACCGGTCATACGACAGACTACTTTGTCGATGGCGTTCCTAAAAAAGAAAAGGAATATAAGGAGATTGTAAATTCATTAGTTGATGAAAATATTTTCAAATTAATTACTAATCCGTTGTATTTCAACGAAACATATTCCTGGCAGAACCGCAGAAAGCTATTAATTGAGATGTGCGGAGATATATCAGATGAGGATGTTATCGCAGAATATAGTGAACTAAAAGCATTAACTGATATCTTATCAGGTCATAGTGTAGACGATCATCGAAAGGTAGTAGCTGCTAAGAAAACCGCCATCAATAAAGAGCTAGATATGATTCCAGTTCGAATTGATGAGGCCTTGCGCGGGAAACCTACCATTGATACTCCTCGAGACGTTCTTATTCAGGAGATTAGCTTAGCAACTACAACGCTAGAAACTCTAGAGGCAGACAAAGCATTATTAGTGAATGGACATGCGGTTGTTGATACTAGAGCGGAACTTAGAGATGTACAACGTCGATTGATAGCTCGTGAAAGTGAACTGCAGATGGAATATAAAAAACAATCTGCATTAAAGTCGAATGAATACGATATGGTTGTATCTGAACTTAACAATCTATCTTCTAAGGTTGAGAACACTAAGCATCGTCTTGATACATCCAATAGGGATATTCAACATATCGAGAGCGTTATTAACGAGCTAATGCATCAACGTCAGCAGATTAATGCGGATGCATTTGTGATGGATATCGATGAGAATTGTCCAACCTGCGGACAAAAGCTTCCTGCAGAGCAAATTCAAGCCGCACGTGAAAAAGCTGAAACGAATTTTAACCTTAGAAAATCTAAGCGATTAGAAGAAATTAATCAGTCTATTGAACTGAAGAAACAGGATATTGAGAATATTAAAAAGCGAGATGCCAGTTTAGAGCCTGTTGAAACATTAGAGGCTCTTATTAAGGCGAAAGAACTCGTTAAGGAAACCATAACTGATGAGATTGGACAGCTAACAGCACCAATACTTGATGATGATTCTATATATGCTGATTTAAAAGCAGAAGAGTTTATGCTGCAGATGAAACTCGATGAATCTAACACAGATCACTCTGAAGAAATTGCAGGCATAGACGAACGTATTGCTACAACGAAAGAACACCGCTTTAACCTTGAAACTGAATTGAATAAATACGAAGAGGCTAAACGGATTGATTCTCGTGTAGCAGAGCTAGAAAGTCAACAGGCTGAATTAGCAGCAGAAAAATCAAAGCTCGATGAAGCCTCTTATCTGATGGATGAATTCGTTAAGGCCAAGGTCAATATGCTGGAAGATGTTATTAACTCGAGATTCAAACTAGCACGATTCAAGATGTTTAATGTTATGTTGAACGGCAATGTTGAGGAATGTTGCGAAACCACCTATAAAGGGGTTCCGTATCGCAGCATGAATAACGCTGCACGTATTAATGTAGGCCTTGACATCATCAACGCATTAACTAGCTATTTCAAAGTGAATGCTCCGGTGTTTATTGATAACGCTGAAGCGGTGACTGAGTTTGTTCCTGTAAATAGTCAAACAATTAAGCTCATTGTTGATGAATCAGAACCACAATTAGTGGTTAAGGAGGTGTAGACATGGACGAATTGCAAGTTTTCAATAACATTTCTTTTGGGCAAGTTAGAGTCCAGGAGTTAGACAATGAAGTATGGTTTGTAGCAAAAGATGTATGCGAATGTTTAGGTATTAATGATACATCTAAAGCTGTAGGGCGTTTAGACGAAGATGAAAAGGGTACGAATTCAATTCCTACCCCTGGAGGCAATCAGAATTTATTGACTGTAAATGAATATGGGCTATATAGCCTGGTGCTTTCAAGTCGAAAACCTGAGGCCAAAGAATTCAAGCGTTGGATTACGCATGATGTAATCCCAGCTATTAGAAAAACCGGTTCTTATTCTATGGTGATTCCGCAGACATTGCCTGAAGCCCTTAGAGCATATGCCGATGAGGTAGAATCACATAATGCAACGAAAGCCATTGTAGCACAACAAGAACAGCAGATTGCGGAGTTTAAACCGGTTAAGGATTACGTAGATAAAATTCTATCAAGTAAATCCTGTTTAGCGATTACTCAAATTGCAGCTGACTATGGTCTTAGTGCTCAAGAGTTAAATAAAATTTTGCATGAAGCTGGTCTACAACGTAAGGTTGGTGATCAATGGATTCTCTACAAACAGCATATGGCGAAAGGCTTTACAAAATCAGAAACCTTTACATTCTGCAGAAGTGATGGCCGCTTAGATTCAAAAATCACGACTAAGTGGACACAAAAAGGCCGCTTAGAAATTCATAGCATCTTAACTAAATTAAACATCCACGCTGTATGTGAAGACGTAGCATAGGAGGTACATAATGGGAGAAATTGCGAAAGCACAAACACAATTACAAACTCAATCATTGAAGACTTTAGTATCGAGTGAGTCTATAAAAAAACGATTCAATGAAATACTAGGGAAGAAGTCAGCAGCATTTGTATCTAGTTTGATTTCTGTTTCTAATAATAATGAACTCTTAACTAAGGCAGACCCTACGACTGTAGTTACTGCTGGTATTATGGCAGCTACACTAGACCTTCCTATTAATCAAAATTTAGGCTTCGCTTATATTGTTCCATTTTATAATGGCAAAAAGAAAATTTATGAAGCCCAATTTCAAATGGGATACAAAGGGTATATTCAGCTAGCCATTAGAGCTGGCAAATACAAAAAGATTAATGCCATTAAAATCTATGAAGGTGAAATAAAGAAACGGAATCGACTAACAGGTGAATTCGAATTAGGGGCCCCTACCGGGGATGCTGTTGTTGGATATATGTCCTATTTCCGATTGGAGAATGGGTATGAACAATATCTATACATGAGTAAAGAAGAAATGGAAGCACATGCTAAAAAGTATTCTCAAACTTATAAAAAAGGTTTTGGACTTTGGAAAACTGACTTTGATGCGATGGCTATTAAAACCGTACTTAAACAGTTGCTAAGCAAATATGGTATTTTGTCTGTTGAAATGCAGAATATGACGAATGCTCTCACCTCAGATGGCGCTGTTATTCGCGATAATGATGGCGAACTCACACCTGATTTTGAAGGAGAAACCATCGACGTTCAATCTGATGTGGCTGAAACTATTGCTAATAACGCAAATTCAGAAACGATTGATATTGAACCTACTCCTACAAGTGAATTCGTAGATCCTGAAACAGGCGAAGTCGTCCATATGTTTGGTGATTAATTGTGATTAGTATTCAAGCATTCGGTAGTAGCTCAAAAGGGAACTGCTACCGAATCAAAACCTCAACCAATGGGGATGAATTATTACTAGATGCAGGGTTAGCATTTAAAGACATACAGCGATATTGTCGATTTAATTTTGTACATCTCTGCGGTGCATTAGTGACTCATCAACACGGCGACCATTGCAAGGCCGTGCCTGATTTATTAAAACTCGGACATCGTGTGTATATGCTAAAAGACACAGCTGAGGCTATCTATGTTGCCGGACATCATAAAGTGGTCTATATAACGCCTAAGATTCAATTTTCTATTGGTAATTTTACTATACTACCATTTGAATTAGAGCATGATGTTCCGAATGTTGGTTTTTTAATTACTGATGGTGAAGAGAAACTCTTATATATTACCGACACCTATTATTGCCGGTACACATTTAAAGATGTGAATCACATTATGGTCGAGTGTAATCATTCTTATGAGATCCTAAACCAACGCGTTGACGATGGATGCCTACATGAGAAACGTATGGAACGATTAATTCAATCCCATTTTTCGTTAGAGAATGTTATTAAATTTCTAAAGTCTATGGACCTTACCAAGTGCCAGGACATTCGACTACTTCATTTATCTGATGAAAACTCCGATGCAGCTATGTTTAAACAAGCTGTTGAAGCTGCTACCGGTAAATATGTAGTCGTAGAACAAGAAAGGAGTCCATTATGATTGTTAAATCTATTCAAATTACAGATAACGATATCAATATCGCCTATCAGAAACCATCTGCTACAGGCTTGACAGATGTCTTTACCATTAAATCTAAAGATGATCCACGACCTGAACTCATGCAAGCCTTCAGCCGACTACAGGCTATTATGAAAAAGAACTTTGAATTCCTGGAGGAGTTTAACATTCCCTTTGTCGTACGGTCATTCAAGTTTAAATATGGTGTTATCGAGGATGTGGTGGAGAAAGTTAGCGTTGAAGGCATTATACAAGATGCAAACTCTACTGATGAACTGAAATTCAAGACTGATTGGTTGTCGGTAGAGTATGCAGACCGTACATTCGCTATTTCAGTGCAAGACTTGATTGATGAATGTGTAAGGTTTATTGCTGGTAAACGCGCACAAGGGTCTTTATTTGCAGACGAGGAGTAATAGATGGCTAAGGATGTATATTATTTCAGCCACGATGTAAATGCCAGTAATGATCCTAAGATAGTAGCAATGGAATCGCAGTTCGGAGTTATTTCATATGCGTGGTGGTGGAAATTAGTTGAAAAGCTAGCTTCATCTGATGACTACAGACTGCCTTTTAAAAAATACACATTTATAGCTCTTGATAAAGAACTAGGAATTTTGAACGAAAATGAACGACCGTTGAACGAAAATGAACGACCGTTGAACGAAAATGAACACACTTTCTTTTG